CAATCCTCCTCTGCGCGTGATAAGAAGGGCAGCCCCCGCAAAGGAGCTGCCCTCCGTATCAATGCCGTGGTCAGACGGTGACTTCGAGATCTGCCAGGATCTCCTCGACCTGCTTCCGAATCAGGCTCGGAACCTGGTCGATGGTCTTCTTGCCCTTGACGATCAGGGTCGCGTAGACAACTGCCATAACTGCTACCTCCTTTCCCATCAGAATGTATAAAAGAAGGAGCCGAAGGCTTTTCATAAGCCCTCAGCTCCATTCTTGCTATTTTCGAGGATTTCCCGGACGGCTGCTTGCAGCGGGTCGGGAACTTCCTCAATCGTCTTCTTCCCTTTGCGGATCAGGTCTGCGTAGACCTTCACCATGTAATTGCTCGCCATCGGTTACTCGCCTCCTGTTGTAGATGTCACGGCGACGATCTGTTCGTAGACATCGCATAGCGCCATCTGCGTATCGGTGACCTGCCCCTCAAGGCTCGTCACCTTTTCCGTCAATGCCGCCTTGTCGGTCTCCAGGTCGGCTACCTGCTGCTGCAGGGAAGGGATCGTCCTGCCCTCCGCCTCGTGCAGCTTGGCTTGCGCCAGATAACCGGCATAGTTGCCGAGGATGTCTTCACTCAGGCCGTCGTACATATTCAGCTCCAGGTGATATTCGTCGTACACCCACCCGCTGATGGTCAGCTCGTCCCGCTTTTCCTCAAACGGCTCGGCGTTCTCATAGAAGCGTACCAGGGCTACCCCCGGCTTATTAGGCTGCTCCTCCAGCGAGAATGCGTTGCTGGGTGCGTTGTCGCCTCTTACTCTCATTTCGCACGACCTCCTTCAGGTGTTTTACTCCAATCGGGTCAATGTACTTCACCCGAATTGTATGGCTATTGCAGTGTTTCAGTTGCCCGGCGCGGCTCAGCAGCCCGGAGGCCTGGGCGAACATGATAGGCTTTCCGGCATCAAGCCGCTTTTTGACGCGGCGGCATTGCCGGGTAAAGCGCAGGAAATTCCGCTTGCGCAGAATGACATGAGTGCGGGAAAAGCGGTAGCCGACCGCGCTCACCATGCGCTTTGCCGTGGGGTAGATCTGCCAGTTGGCTTTCATCGCCAGCCCGAGCCGCTGCTGCATGAAGGCTGCAATCAGCTTCCGTGCCTTATGCAGCTGTTTCTTGTTCGGCCCGAGCAGGGTGATGTTGTCCATGTAGCGGGTCATATACTTCACGCCCGGCAGCGTCATGATGTACTGGTCCAGAGACTCCAGGTAGAAGTTTGCCAGCCATTGGCAGATGTAGTACCCGATGGCCAGCCCGCCGCCGCAGGATTCGATGATGGAATAGACCGTCCGCAGAAAGCGCTTGTCCTTGATTTTCCGCGCCAGCGCCCAGATCAGCCGCTTGCCGGAGATGCTGGGGTAATACTGCGCGACATCCAGCTCGGCGGCGTACTTCGTTCCTTTCGGATCATTGCGGAGCACGCTGCGGATTTTCCTGTGGATGCGCTTCCCGCCGCGCCCGGGGATGGACGCGCAGGACCACGGGTGCATTCCGCGCATCAGCACCGGCTTCATGGCCGTGACCAGCATCCATTGAATGACTCCGTCCGGCCAGAACGGGACCATTTTGATCTTCCGGTACTTCTCGCTGCTCTCATCGTAGATCTCCCTGACCTTCGGCGCCGAGGGGACAAAGCTCTCGGTCGCCACCAGCTCATAGGTGCGCTCCACATACCCGTCCAGATCCGCCATTACGCGGGCAATGTCCTTCCGGTTTCGCCGCCCCTTGGATGCGTCCAGCATGACAGCGCGAATGAATTCACGGTCAACCATCTTGTCGTA